AGTCTGCAACGACTGTCCGGTCAGACTAAGGTGCTTTGACTATGCCCTATCAGCAGGGATGGTAGGCATCTGGGGTGGCACTACCGCTGAGGAACGCTCGAAGCTAAGGTCTTAGCTTTTCTTGTCAGTCTTTTCGGCAATCTTGCCAAATGATTTGTTGATCTCATCAGCGTCAATCTGACCATCAGCCAGGTATGAGCGTGAGAGCTCCTGAGCTACATCTATGATTCCAGCAAAGGCTGCCATTGCTACTGCCTGAGCTACCTCAAGGCCAATAACTGCTCCACCGACAAAGATGCCTGTGACCTTCAAGATGATTACAGCTAGGGTTCTGCGTGCGATGTCTAACCACATAGGTCAGTCCTTTCGTAGGGGGTAAGTTGCTGCCCAGATCGTGATTGTTATGAGAATGGCCCAGCCAGCAAAGTCTTTAGCTGTGCCTTCGAGTACGACCCAAGCGATGCCTAAGCCAAGAATTGTCCATACCTGGTCAAGCTGGTCTTTCAAGAACTTCACTAGGGTTTCCTACCTGCCAAGGCCACCTGTGTCACGATCACCGAAGCAACCACGACCTGTTGGGCCTGTTCTCTAACTTCCGGTGTCATGTCTGACCCGATTGAGCGTAGGTTATCTACCAGTTTACTAACCGCTTCTAACGCTAGTTCAATGCTTACTATTACCTCTGGCAAAACAGGCTCAGGGGTAGGTTCACTTGAAATTGTCGGCTCTGTGGGGCTCGTAGGGGGCTCGGTAGGCTCTGGGGTAGGTGTTATGACCTCTGGGGGCTTTGTGGGCTCTACGGGCTTTACAGGGCTTGTGGGGCTAGGTTCTGGTTCTGGCGTGGGTGTAGGGGTTGGCTCAGGGGTAGGTTCAGGGGTTGGTGCTATGGGAGCCACCGGAGCCACTGGCTCAGGCTCTCTGACAACTTCCTCAGTGCGAGCCACATCCTCTGTGCGTTCAACTGTTTCGGTGCGTTCAACATCATCGGTCCTTACTGTCGTTTCAGTTTCCGGTACAGCTTCAGGGCTAGGAGTGGGGGCCACAGGATCAGGAGCAAGATAACCAGGATGGTAAAGCAAAGAAGGGTCCAGCTCAGTGCCGTCACTAGATACAACACCAACAAAAGTGGTGAACTGACCAGCATAGCCACCCTCGCAAAAGTGCTGGGGAATGTTGCCTTTATCCAAGAAGTAGTTGTTTTCATTTTCCCATCCAACTGTAAAGGTTTGCTGAGTGCCAGTCGAGTCGGCACAAGTGATGGTTGCCCAAGCTTGAGCACCATAGGCAGGGGTAGGCTGCCAGATCATAAAGAATAAAAAAAAGCCTACAAGCATTACTCGTAGGCTTTTAGTTTTGGCTAAGTTATTTAGCAAGCTTTGGTTTGACCTTCGGTACTCGAGGGGCTTTTGGCTCTGGCTCGTGGACTGGTGCAGGGGCTACTTCACCTGTGTCCGGTGTTGCAAGGTTTACTTCTGCGTCTAGTTCCCACTTAGCGATTGTGGCTTTGACAAACTTTAGAGGGTCAACATAACCCTTGCCGTCTGAGGTCCACTTTAGGTACTTGCCTTTGCAGATCTCAAAGTGTAAGTGTCTGCCAGCAGAGGCACCGGTGTTGCCCATGATGCCTAGTCGAGTTCCGGCCTTGACCTTCTCACCCTTGACAACAGTTAGTGAGTTCTCGACCATGTGAGCGTACCTGGCTGTGTACCACTCGCCGTTTATCTTTGAGCGAATGTCAACATAGTAGCCAACCCCACCAAGTGAGCCGTCTGGGTTCTTTAGCTTTGAGGTACCGGCAGCAACAACAGTGCCGTCATGCCAGGCTTCGTTCCAAATCTTTGCCTTTGGTCCCCATAGATCTACACCATTGTGGTGTTTCTTATACTTCTCGATTGGGTGGATTCTCCAACCGAATGGGCTAGTGACTTTCCAGTCCTTGCCAAACTTGCCATCTAGGGGCATTTGAGGTTTAGTTTTCACATTCTTCCAATCATGTTTAGTAGCGATCCAATAAGGGCAACTACACCAGCAGCAAGTCCTGTGTAGGCAATCTTTTCAATCCAGGCTAGGCGAGCCAAAGACAGCTCGACTTCTCTAATCCTGTCCGGCACATCATCTAGGTTGTCTAGCTTGACAAGCATCTTGAGCTGAGTGTCGTTCATCTCTATTTGCTTCTGATAGATCATCTGCTGGGTGATGCGTACCCCAGTTGTTTCCTCAGCCATTACTCGCTAGGCTCCGAGAAATCCCTTAGCTCCCAAGCTAGTTCTGCTTCATTCCAGTAGTAAGTAAATCCGTTAGTTGGATAAGGTGTTGGAGCTTCCCAACGACAAGTTTGCTCGTCTAGTATCCAAGAATCAAAAGGCTTAGGTGAGATAAAGGCATCACGAGCAGGATCATAGGTATAACCAATTCCTGCGTAGTTTTTTCTTATTCTTCCGTTATAGCTTGTTCTTTTACAGGCTTGTCCTCGGAAGTTGCCGTACCAAGTTTCGGTATCCAAACCTTCGATTAGTTCTGTTTCGTCTATACCAGTTATTACTTCTGTAACAATGTTGTTGTTGTCTAAAAAAGCGTAATGTGCCATTATGCAGCCCAGCTTACATTGCCGGTTCCACCTGTTATTGTGGTGACTTTATCAGATCCAACAGTCGAGGTCGATCCAGTAAGACCTGCTCCGATTGTTATTGTCCAAGAGGAAGGATACTTTAAAATTACAATTCCAGATCCGCCAGTCAATTGTGCAGTGGAACTAGCTGTAGTACCGCCACCCCCAGCTCCTCCCCCTGTATTAGCTGTGCCGTTGGTTCCCTGAGTTGTAACCAATCCAGTAGAGAGAGAATGGACGGATGCATTTCCTCCGCCTCCAACACCAGTTCCAGCGGTAATATCTCCTACGGCTCCACCGCCTCCACCCGCTCTAGATACTGAACTTCCAGTAATAGAACTAGAAATCGCTGACCCACCATTACCCCCATTTGATGATGTAGTAGCTGGACTCGCTCCAACACTAGCTGCTCCTCCTCCACCTGCTGATGGATAGTTTCCAGATGCACCTGGAGAATTGCCTCCCGCATAACCTTGATTAGCTGTTCCCGCTCCACCTGTGAATTCTATTCCTGAAGTAGAAGCTCCTCCTCCACCAGAACCTCCAGAAGTTGCTGGTCTTGAACCTCCAGAACCACCGATAGCTCCAGAACCGCCACCAGTAGATGTAAAACTACCAAAAACAGAATTGTTTCCTACACCTGTTGAGCCACCAGCTCCAACTGTCACTGTGTAGTTAGTTGAGAATGTTGGAATAAAAGGCGATTCTGCTGAAGAGCCCCCACCAGAAGATTCTCCAACTACGGAAGATCTATAACCGCCAGCTCCACCGCCACCTCCGAAGTAGCCACCACCAGCTCCGCCACCAGCAATTACAAGATATTCAATGGCTAGTCTTACACTTGCCCCTGCTGCTGAAAAAATACCTAACGCTGTGGAAGTCATTTAGACCGCCGTTGCGTTACCAATAATGCGGTAAGAGTTAGTACCTACACAGACAACAGATACAGCGTCATAACGCTGACCGATTGTGTAAGCGGTTCCAGCGGTTCCTCGACCTGCAAGGCTAACGGCTGTGCCATCCCTAGTGATCGTGACAGTTCCAGCACCATCCTGCAAGATGTCGATACGCTCGCCAGCCTGGAACGCTGTGGCAGTTCCGATGCTGACTGTGGTGTTAGAGGCAGAGTCAAACTCTAGGATCTTGTAGCGGTCAGAGGTCAGCACTGTGTAAGTAGTAGCAGTAGAGGCAGTTAGTGTGACCTCGTTGCTGAGGTATAGGTTCACATCAGCAGCAGCTAGGACTTCACCAGCGGTAAAGGTTTTTCTTGGCATTGGGTTCCTTATGTTCTCGTTTTAGTTTACTACTCGTAGGCAAGGCGGTCATTGTCCAGTTCACCGAGGACTGGGTTGTCAAGGATGAAGATGGCAAAGTCAAGGCGTTCTAGGGCAAAGGTTATGTTCTTGCTGGTTGAGGTCCAGTCATGGCTGATGCCGATAATCCTTACATACTGCTCGATTGCTGGTGGGATGTCAGAAGGCTCAAACCTGACTAACACAATGTCACCAATCTCAAGATCTAAGACAGCATCCTGGTTGGCTTCGCTAAGTGTGTCCATAACTACTGTCAAAGACTCAAAGCGGTACTGAGGTTCCTTGAATCTGGCAAGCAAAAAGTCTGCTAAGAACTGCAACTCAGACTGGCTTGCGACTAGAAGGTTGCTCTGTGAGTAGCTTCGCGGTCCATAGACAGTCTGCGACTCAGTATCGGCAGCTGAGGCTTCAAGGACAGGGCTACCGGCATTGCTGATAAGTATGCGGTTGTAAAGGTTCTCAGATCCATAGACATTGTTGACGCTTGCAAACTGGATGCCCTGGTAAACACCAGCAACAACCTCATCGCTGAATACTAGGTTAGGCGTGTTAGGCACAGCGTTTCGCTCGCGGAATACGACCTTGCCATCCTTGCCAATAAACAAGTCACCAAACTCAGAGTTGCTTACAAGTTGCAAATACTCAAGCACTGAGGTTCCCTCAGCTACAAGGGCTCCAAGCATTGTTGAGTTGCCGGTGTCAATCTCTCTTTCGGCTGCTGGCCAGTCAACCTCGGGTCTGTCAAGCACAGCGTTCACGCGAGCACCTGAGAGCTGGGCAGTAGGGGTAAACTCCTCAAGCCCTGAGTTAGTCAAAGTCGAGAAGGCATCAGATACATCTATGCGAACCTGTGACCGGTTGCTTGGTGCGTAAACAATGTCAAAGTCATCTATGGCACCGATAAAGACTGGCAGGTCATTGCAGGTAATTCTTACAGTTCG